CCGATGGTCGACCACGAGCTACCGAATCTCGAGATCAGCGCAAGGCCCTTGTATTTTCCGCGGAGCGTGAACGCCGTGTTGTCGTCCACCATCTCGCCGCCGTACCCGTCGAGGATGCAGTTGCCGGCACCGATCTTTTTGTAGTACGACACGCGGCCCTGTCCGGTGATCGAAGTTGGCATCGTGATTGTCGGGTTGTTCGAGATGAAGTGCTGGGTGTACGAGTGGTCCATCGTCGTGTTGGCGGTGACCGTGCGCACATCCTCAGAACCAGACTGGCACATCCGCCAGGTCTTGAAGGACGATGTTCCGTCGCTGGTATACATCGCGGCGTCGTGCCGGCCATAGAGTTGATGGCTCGTCACAGACGGCATGTCGAACACGCCGCTGACCGCACCAATATTCAGCCAAATGTTGCCACCAGACGTGTCGCCCTTCTTGATGAAGAAGGTCTTGCCCAGGCAGGTGTTCGCTATCGGTAGCTTGACCGTTCTGCTCGCAGCCCCGGTTGTAGCCACAACACACACGCCAGGCCCGCTGGGCACAGCCAGTGTGGTGTTGGCAGCGAGCGACTCAACGTAGTCAAACGTGGACGGCGCGTGCGAGACGGCCAGCCAGTTGTTCTCGTTGCGTGCGTCTTTCGTAAGCTCGATCGCTCCCCAGTCCTGGCTGATGTAGACCTGGGCCGTGCTCTCACCGTTGATCGTGTATCCGGTGTTCGCATTGTCCATGTCGATCGTGACAGGGCCGCTGGACGCGCTGCCGTCGAGGTCGTAGAAATACAGGTGCGAGCCAGCCGCCACGTTGGTGAACGTGGGCATGGTGATCGTGAGGGAGACGCCCAGATCGGTGCGCACACCGTACTCGACGTTCAGAATGTCGTCGAGCGTTGTGTTCTCAGCGATGATACCCTGGACGTACTTGCCAGCCTGGATCCCATCGGCACCCAGGTACGCGATGCGCGTGTTATTGTAGTGCAGGTCAATCGCACCGGCGGTCCCATACTGCAGACCGATGTTGACCGGGTACTTGTAGCCAGATGCCGTGTCGTCTTCCTGTGTGGACTTGACGACGATCACGGGCCGCACCTGGGTCTCGGTGAACGACTCTTGCTGACTTGGTTCGGTCAGTTGGATCGTAGAGTTGAGGATGACCGGATCAGTCAGTGCGTCACCAACCGCAATGTACTTGTACCTCATTGGGTAGTACTTGGTGGTCTGGTCAGTCTGATGAAAGGTCATCGTGTTGACGTGGGCAGATGCGTTGCCAATTACCCAATCAGCCGCCGGCGGTGACTTTGGGGTTCCCGTGAGACCAAGCTCGATGACGGTAGCCGTGTGCGCGCCCGAGGAATCCTGCATTACCTGCAGTGTGCCGTCAACGTAAACAGATAGGTACCCGCTGTTGTTGATAAGCAAGACTCTGTGGTACGCGCCTGCCCACCCGTCAGCGACCGGGGCGACGTCGGTGGTCCACGAGTAGTTTAGGTCATCATTCGCGCGGATCCTGAGATCATTGCCATCCACGAACAAGCCAACGCCGTCCAGACCATTCGCACCAAAGATGTGATTGAGCTTCGGCCCAACACTCATATCGCTGTCCATCTTGAACACGATATTGACGTGCCAGGTGTTAGCTGTCATGTCCACGTAGACAGGATACAGCGTAGTGACGTCTAGCTCGAAGCCCTGCTGCAGCGACGTGTTGGTGGTCGTGTATGGGAAGTGTACGACCGTGTTGACGCCGTCGAGGTCCTCTGCCAGGTCTGCATTGCCAGGTGGATCGATCAGTTCGAGCGACACTTGGCCCCACTGTTCCGGTGTGAGTCCACCGTAGCGGAACAGATAGTTGGATGCTCCACGTATCACGTCCGACGTCGTCGGCGAGGCGTTGAACAGCAGGCGCTCGTTGGTCAGCAGGTCATAACGAATCGCGGCACCCTTGGCACCGTGAAATGCACCATTGAGTCTACGCAACCTGGCAAGGTTGTTAAGCTCAACGATGCGACCTGGAGGTACATATCCATATGCCATCTCAGAGAGACCTTCCTCTTGAACTGGTGATCACAGACATCCTGGCTCTGACTTCTTCCATTGCCCATGCCGTGTTCACTTTGAGCCCGACCTTGATGTAAGTGTAGAACGATCGCTCGCGCGGTTGGAACGACAGACTGCGGCCGGCACCGAGCGTGCCCTCCCCAACGAACGGCGAGGCGGCGGATGCCAGCGCTGCGTCGGGCGAGTCGCCAGACAGGATCTCGTACAATATGCCGGTGCTGCTCGAGTCGAGGATACCTTGGATCTCGGTGATCAGGTGCGGGTAGTGTGCACCATCAGACATGAACGGGCCAAGGACCACGTAGCTAGTCGTGTTGGTGCCGTCGTCTGTGTAGGCAGTGTCGTCTGTGTACCGGACGTATCCATCCTCGCCGCCGATCAGTGTGAAGCGTTCGTTGTCACCCAGGTACCGTAGGCACGACACTGGGTTGAAGTCGTTGGAGGCGTAGACGTCCTTAAACCAACCGTTGGACCGCTGGTCGTAGAACCAGTGCTCGGCTGCCCCAGCGGTGAGCGGCGTGATGAACACATGGAAGCCATCGCGGTCATCATCGTGCACCATGCGCACAATACTGGTGTTCAGATCGGTGGCCTTGATCTCTGGGTTGATTCCCTCGGAGATCTCTTCGGGCTTGCCACCCCATTGCATCTGATAGATGCGCGCGCCGGTGCTGAAAAAGAACATTGTGCCTCGCTGATCGCGGCAGAACGGACGCCCCCACGCCATGCCGATCTTGTCGGTTATGAGGTCGAGCTTGCCTCCAGCCATCGGGTCGCCGGCCATCTGCCAGATAGACTTGTCACAGCCCACAACGAGCACATCGTCGTTATACGGCACCAGGGAGTTGATGACGTCTCCTAGCTTACCCACGTATCCAACGCCGCCCTGTGCGGCCTGAACCTCGGTGACAGCGACAGGAGCGTAGTCCCAATCCAACGGATCGCCGAGCTTGGACATGAACCAATTGTGGGGATCCGTTCGCAGGCCGGACAGCACAATGCGCCCGCGCCAGGAGGCGATCAGGCGCGGCATAATCCCAACCCCACCGGTGGGGAAGTCACCAGCGGTTGTCGACCATGTGTTGACGGTCGTGTTGTCCGCCGTGAACTTGACCTGGTTCACACCATCTGCGTAGTAGGTGACCCCGAACGCGTCGCTGGAAAAGACGCAGGGAGCGGCGTTCGACAATGCGCCTGATCCGCCAGTGGCGAGTGTGAAGCCGCTCGTATTGAATGTGTAGACGTTCCCGTCGCACACGGCCGTTAAGACGGTGTTTCGGACGCCTATGGAGGTCGCAGTTGGAGCGGTGTTGTTCACGAACACCGTGTAGCCGATATCCTGGATGCGTGTATTGGCCACGGCGGCGTTAGCCGTGTACTTTGTCAGCCCTGGGCGTTGCCCACCGCGGGACCTGTCTTCGATGGTATCGTATGATCGAACGTTCTGCAGGTCAGGTGAGGTTGCATTCGGCTGTGCAATTTTCTGAGACCTAACATCCATCCCGCCCATTGGGAAGGATGCATTGACAGGTTGGAGCTTCCTGGCCATGTTGTGTTCCGATCATCAAGAGAGATAGTTGGCCATGTTTTTGGCGACGTTAGGATCGTGTCCGATACACCCTAATGCCATGTTACAATTCCTGCACAAAAGACCGCGCACATCACCAGTAATATGATCATGATCAACACACAATGTGCTTGAAGATTTGCTTGCAGACACACGTCGTTCCATCTCAATTCCGCAGCATTGGCACAAGCCGTCACAGGCACTTAAAAGTTCGCTGAATGCCTCTTTGGTTAATCCATAGACCTTCCACAAGCGCTTGAAGTAGTTGTCTTCCCAGTTTTCGGAACGTTTTTTCGAGCCGTACTCAGAGTTACACGCCTTGCACCAGCTTTGTCGTCCGTTGCTCTTTCGAGCGCACTTTGGAAACATATCTTCGCATTTGTCTTCGTGACATCGCTTGCATTCAATCATTGATCACCCGGAATATGTACTTCCATTATAGGTCACATCATTATAGTAGAGCCCGCCCTTTTGGCGAAGCTGGCCGCGCCCCCAGATCTCATCCTGGTGGTTGCCATTGTAACCGAGCAGCGTGGCTCCACGCTCTTGGTCACGCACCACGTTCGATGCAAGAACGCGAATGAAGGCATCGTGCAGGTGCCCGTGCGCGTTGTTCTTGTGGTGCTCGGCTGCGGACATCACGCTGGCCAGGATGCCCGGCCCGTGTAACTGCCCACCAACTGGGTACGGCTCGTCTTCGGTCAGTCTCTTTGAGTGCGACTGATACTGGATGGCCAGTTGATACGTCGAGTCAGGTGTCGGGTGTAGCACCAGGACCTGTGTCTGTGGCTCAGCACCAACGCTCTCGATGATCTCAAGGGCTGCCCACTCGGGGTAGGTGCTGTAGTCAGTTTGGTATTCGATCGATCGCAGACGCGAGGCCGACGTGAACTTGATCGGCACATACTGATTCGAGTTGGTGTTCACGTAGCACAGGTCACCAATGGGTCGCTCCCAGTCACGCGGTAGATCATACCGTCGCTGATCGGCAACTGTCTCGAATTCCCACTTGGGCCGCATGAACGACCACTCGTGCGCGTACGACGTCCCAGCGGCAACCTCGGGCGGGAGGATCGGCGGGAAGCAATACTGCATGTATCCGAGGTTGATGACTTCCTTTATCTCTTCCTGCTGCTCGTCATCCATCGTGGCGATGTCGTAGTTGCCATGAAGGTACTTCGCAACCCTGCGTCGCAGGTAGAAGTAATCGACCTGGTTGTCTTCTGCTCGGTTCTCAATTGGCCAGTTCATAGGTTCGCTCCCGTGCCTGTCAGCTTCTTATTCTTGTCGTCACGCACGGCTGCTGTGATGAGCAGACCAAAGCGCTCCATGTGTTTGCCCATGGGGTCATCGTCGATCGATGCTTCGGCCGCGGCAAGGATTGCAGACAGTAAGACCTCGGAGTACATGCCGCCGCCGTCTGGGTAGACAGCGTCTGTCGCCATGACGTTGGGAACGTAGACGTACGAATACGATATGGTTGCATTGACCTGGGTCGCGCCAGGTGTTGGGTAGACAAGCATCTCGTAGCGCTGGCCGGTGTTCGCGATCGCCTGGTTGCGAACTGCGTAGTACAGTGGCCACTTCTTCGTTTGGTTCGAGTACGACTGAAGCGCTCGCAGTTCGGACTCGGGGATTGACCGTAGGCGCGGGCGACCAGATCCAGCGGCGTAGGTGGCGCTGAAGTCGAGCACCGTCCCGCCGCAGTCGTCTGCGAGGGTGTAACTGGAGTTGCCATCTACCAAGGTGACGTTCGCATACTTGCGAAGGAACGACCACTCGTGGTACGGCTTGTCTTGTTCCTGCGAGGGCGGGAAATAGAATAGACGAAGACCTCGCTTCAAAACGTAAGTGAAGTCTGTGTTCTGCGTCGCCGTCCAGCTTGCGGCCGTTCGGTCCCAACCAAGGAACTTCCCGACCTCATACTGAACGTCAGAATACGTGAGGGATAATGTGGACTCAGCCATCGTGCGCCTCTCAGTTGATTACGTGGCACTTGACGATCGCGTCGTTGCCGCTGGTCGTGTCCTCATTGTAAATGCGGATGGTGGCGATCCGTGCGGCGGCGGCATCTGCATCGTACGTGTCATCGCTGCCAAGAATGAACGGTACGCCGAATTGGAGCACACCATCTGTGCCGGCAAGTCCACCAGGTAGTTCGACCTTGAGCGCCTCGGTGTTGGTGCCGCTTGTAGTCAACTCGATGGTCACAACCCTGTTTGTTTGTATCCAAAGGAACACAAACCCACCAAGGTTGTCGTTATAGACGAGCGTGTTGGTGTTAGCAGCCACTACGTCTCTGAACTTGTACTCGTCGCCAGTGACGGTCAACTGCGCCGGCTTACCACGGTCTCCGCCTTTGACAGAGTCGTTGTTGAACCGCCCGCTGAATTCGGCGTAACACTGCAGCCTATAGGACATCACACTTCCCCGATCATCTTCAATTCTGCTCTGGAGGGCAAACGCACCGAGGTGGGAGCGAACTCCCGAACCTCGGCCGTGTCGTCATCAATCTGGACCTGGATGCGCTTGCTGAAGTTCCCGAAGTACTCTCCCCATCTCCACTCTCCACGGAACCGCGCCAGTACCCTCGACCCGACCTTGACGTCTTTGCAGATGTCCAGGAAAGAGACAGGGGCAGCAGGCGTGGCCCTGTTGGCGAGCAAGCAGATTGTTACCAGCGTTTCAACACCGATGTTGCAGCACATGCTGCGCGCGGTGCGCGTGGCGTCCCAATACAACTCCACCACTTCGTGTGGTAGTAGGTGATCGGGTTCCAGCTTGAGGGCTGTCTTGAGTAGGGCTTCGTGATCTTCGGGTAATGGTCGATCAAGGTCCGTCAACATTTTCATTCCTTTGCTAGATGTCGTCAAAAAAACGACGCCCCTGCCGCTACCTTGGGCAGGGGCATCGTACAAATCATCACACCAACTGAACACACTTGATGTAGTCGATGGTCAGCGTCGAAACAGCGGCGCTCGCGTTTCGGATGGAGACGATCGGGGACAACGCTTCAACCGGAATGTTCGCGGTCAAAACTGCGGCTGCGGCGATGAGCGTACCGTTGACATAGACGTCAACGCTGGTCACGCCATTGACCTTGAACCCAACCGTGACGAACGTGTCATCCACAAGCGTTACGCTCGTGTCGTTCAGGTCCTGGGCCGTGGCCTTGTCCCCAACGAACTTGATCGTCTCGTCACTCGTACCATCCTGGTTCACGAAGCACAGGCAGTCATCCGGGGAGTCGATACCGTCGCCGGCAACCGCTTCGGCCAGGCCGATGCAGTATTCACAGAGACCAGCGTCGTCCACTTTGAACCGACACTCGAACCAGATGGTCTTGCCCGCGGCGGGCTTAAACATCTCGCCGTTGGCCTGGAAAGCCTCGCTGTCGTTGTCGGCGTCGTTCGTAACGATCTCCCACAATCCGCCAACACCGTCGTCGGCCAGCGTGTAGGTTTCCCCACCGTCAGTGTCGGCGTCGACCTTGGTCTCGAGCCACACGCCAGTCGCGCCAACGCTCGGAGCCATGGTGAAGTGATCATAGAAATCATACGCGGTGGCATGGTAGTTCGGGTCAGCGGGACTCGGAGCACCAACCCACATGCCGGTGGCCGGACCACATTGAAGGAACGTGCCGTTCCAAGTGAGTGCCAAGTCACCACTGGTGGCGTCGCCAAGCCGAAGCTGGTCGTTGTCGCCCAACTGGATGTCGGCATTATCGAACACCAACTGATCGGCGGACTGGTCCCATGTCATGACGCTCGAAGCGGTCTCGCCGAAGAACCTGTGGTCCACGCCTTTGCCGTCCGCGCCTTCGTCGATTCGGCTGTTGCCGACGTCGAACAGGATGAACTCATCCGAGGACCCAAGGAATACCTTGACGTCCATATCGTTTGTGCCGTCGCCTATATTGATCGAACCAGTGTCGTCTGTCTCTGGGAGAACCTTCAGAACATCGCCGGACACGAGGTCAAGCGATTCGGCTCCACCGTTCAGGGCGGCTTCGAGTAATCGGAGAATGTTTGCAGAACCCATAACAGTTTCCTTTTTACATCAGAGTGTGATGATCTTGTCGGGCGGAATGCCCGGCCTCTCTCTAGCCTGCTGACAAGAAAGCGTACGTGCGGGCTATCAATCGCCCTGTAGCGCGTCGAAGTTCGACGATGTGACTGTACCGATGTTCGCGTACAGTACGGTGTTTACCGAAGTACCATCCATCTGAATGAACAAACATCCAGGGGAATACCCAACAGACGCGTCTGCTGGAACCGAATCGCCGGCTGCTAGGACGATACCTTTTCCGGGTACTTCGGCTATTATGCCAGTCCCGTCGTGTAATGCTATTGGCGTTGCCATTGGTGCTTGTGCTCCAAAAAAAACCCGGTCCCGGAGGACCCAGGACCGGGCTAGTTGGTGTCGTAGTTGTAAGTCAGAAAACCAGACTCAGTTCTCGAACCATTGTCCCGCGGCGATCCAATCCAAGGCCGGATAGGAAGCGTCGCCGGTACCGTTCATGATGAACCCGAAGACCGGGACAACGGCTACGGCGTCGGGGAACGTGGCGGCGGCGATGTCCGCAGCGCTGACCGTGTTCGCAACGCGGTTGACGTGAACGCCGTCAATGTAGAACTTCAGGCAGTTCAGATCGCCGGGCGTCGGGTTGTACTCGAGGCCGAGTTTGATGAACGTGTTGGCGGTCATCGTGCCGGCATTCGCGAGCAACGTGTTGAGCGTCTGGCCGGTGGCCTGGTACACGAGGTCGATCGCGTCGCCGTCGTCGGTCAACTGCTGGAAGCCCACGAAGTCCACATTGGCTTCGAGCACGCCAGTGCCATCGGTCAACATCGCTGCCACTGCGTCGGACACTTTCGTGAGACCGAAGGAGAAGCTGGAGGTGGCGTCGGTCAGGACGTCTTTGCGCATGCGGCATTCCAACTTGATTCGGTTAGGAACGCTGTCGTCGAGCTTCAGCCATTCGTACGGATTGCAGAGATACAACTCGTCGTTGTCGGCATCAGCGCCAGAAATCGTCAGCACTCCACTCTCACCGGTGGCGAGGTCGACGGTCGCGGGCGGGTTGATGAGAACGCCATCAGAGGCGATAACTTTCCAGGAAGCAGCGCTGCCCTGGATGACGGCGTTGGTGTTGACCGTATGGGTCGACCAGCCGCGGAAGTCTTCAAACTGGAACACGCACTTGCCGAGGTCTTGGTCGGCCACGACTTTGGCTTGATCGCCCCACAGGGCCGGGCTGAGTCCACGTCGGCTGTTGTCGCCATTGTAACGTACTTTGTTGGTCATTGTTTCACCTTTCAGTGATACTAGAGGATTCCGCCAACGCCCCCGCCGGCCAATGATACCCCAATCCTTGGGTGGGTTACTGGAATACCCCCTCGGTCACCGAGAGGACAAGTCTGCGGGAGCGGAATCGAACCACTCACACTTTGGCACATTGCCCTCGCACCCCACCAGGTGCCGCACATAAAAGCCCCCAGCGGCTCATTGACCGCCGGGGGGCTTAACTCACAAAGATCATCCTGTGGACAGGACTGCGTTCCGTCGCCGATCGACGCACACGTAGTTGTACGTAAGGTCGACGAAGACCTGGTACAAGTTGTGCTGGTTCGGGGCCTTCGTGGCTTCCGATTCTCGCAGGTAGTCACCCTTGAGGCACACGGGGTAAAACGTGCTGTGGTCAACCATGTACACGGGTCCATCCGTACGGCTGTCGAGTTTCGGTACCCAGATGATCGGGTGACGACGAAACGTCATCGTGCCATCCATGCTGGCCAAGTCACGCCCGAGATTCTCGTTCTGGGCCTCGCCCAAATCTTCCATCGAAGAAATGACCGACTCGTCGGTGTACAATCGGTAACGGTCGCCGGCTCCGCCGCGGTAGTCATCGATCGTAACGGGGCTCACGAACCGGACCTTACGGTGCGCG